GTACGTATGGGCAGTAGAACAGACCAGCATCATATGCGTTAGTACCTTTGTAACCAACAACAGCGAATTCGCTGGAGAAGTTAGCAGGGAAGTATGGGTCAATATAGACCTTGATACGACCGAAGATAGTACCAGCAAATGTATTGCCTGTATCGTCAACTGTCAAGCTAACTTGAGATTGCAATGCAGAATTGTAATCCAAAATGCCAGCCATTGCAAGAGCAGAAGCAACATCAGATGAACAAATCATGATGTTACCTTTGCCTCTACGAGTTGTCTTGGCAATAGTATTAGCTTCACGTTCAATTTGGAATGCAAGACCTTTGATCTTCTCAACCATCCAACGACCGTTAGAGTCTGTGTCAAGGTTGAATACACCAGCAGTAGTTGTACCAACTTGTGCACCGATTTTAGCAGAGCTGTAAACTGTACGAACAACTTCACGGTTAATCTCAGCAAGAATTTCAGAAGACAAGATGTTTGCCAATTCTGTTTCTGCGTCCAAACCATGAACTGCTTTCAAGTCTTGTGCAAGTTCCATTGAGTATTCTGCCTTCAAAGCACGGGTCTTTGCAGTAACAGTAACTTTCTCAATAGAGAATGCCATTTCTTGGAATGCATTAGCAGCATCACTAGCAGTGCCCAAGTTTTCAGCACGAGCTGTAGTCATTGCGGCAACAGCAGCAGCGTTACCAGTGAACACTTCAGTTGGCAATGAGCCTTCTGCAAATGGTACGTTACCAGAGGTACCCAAACCAGCAAAACCAGTATTCGCTTCGTTATAGAAAGCTTCTGTACCGGATTGACCTGCATACTTAGTACGCATTGCGAAGATAAGACCTGTAGGTCCAGTCATTGGCTGAACGCCGCAGATATCATAAGCAATCAGGTTAGGCAATGAGCGGCGAACCAAACTGATTAGGATTGGATCAAAACCGGCAACAGGACCTGCAGCAGCTGAACCGCCTTGGAAACCACCGTTGGTAGCGCCCATAGAGTTGGTTGGTGCTTCGTAGAGCATGCCAGCAGATTTTTGCATTTCTTGAGCTTGATTCTCAAGAATGACCGCAGTTACCGCTTTACGGTATGGATCTTTAATAGTAGGCAGGTCTGGATGATCCAGTACGCCTTGCCATTTTGTTTGTAGTGATTCGGACAAATACATATTATCTCCTTGTGGATATGTTTAATTAGAGTTTAGTTTTCGAAATTGCTTGCATGACTGATGCAACATATGGGTCAGCAGATGTTTGTGGTTTTTCACTGCCGTCTTCCACTTGTTCATGTAGGTCTTTCACATCTGCCTTTTTAGCATGTGATGGGAAATAGTTCTCACGGATTGTCTCAAGCTTATCTTTGTATTCTTCCTCTGTGGAATAATCAACGCTCTCTGCAAGCGATTTTACTTTTTCAGCTTGAGTAGCTGTGAGTCCTTCGCAGACTTCATGTGCAATTTCTGTCTTAAAGGATTCAATTAGAGATTTCTTTAATTGAATCCCAGTTTCGATTTCTTCATTCAACTTGCTTTCAAGTTCTTCAACTTTGGAAGCAAGCTCTTCAACTAGGTCTACCTTGTCGGATGGAACATCAATGTAATGTTCTGTAAACAAGTTCTTCAAACCGCCAATGAAGTCTTCAGTCAACTCAGCACGTAGACCGGACTCAACTGCGATTTGGTTTTCTGCCATCCATTGTTCGACAACATAAGATAGGTAATCATCTACCTTCTCTGTTAGGTCAGTTTTGATAGTGTCGATAGCTTCTTCAAGCATACCTGCATATTGGTTTTCAATTTCTTCTTCAATTTGAAGAACACGGTCATTAACACGAGCTTCAAAAATTGTAGTAACTTTACCTTTGAATTCTTCTGAGATGGTATCGTCATCTGAAAAAAGAGCATCAATGTCTTCTTTCATCTTTTCTTTCATCTTCATTTTCATCTTCATGGCTTTATCGTCATGACTCATTTCATCAATGATCTCACCCTCAACTTCTTCCATTTTAGCAGAAGCTGCTGAAGGTTTGGTTGTCGGTGCAGCCATTTGTTTAGCACTTTTACCAGCATGGATTTTTTGCGAATCGTCATCTGGTTTACCATTTTCTGGTGTTGGTCCACCAAGGTCTTCAGCCTCAGTGCCAGGCAGTTTTTGTGATGGCATGCCTCCAGCTGAATTCTTGCTTCCTGCTAGAATTTCTGCTGCGGCTTCCATTAATTTACTATTTGCCATTAGGAATCTCCTTTTTATTTCTTATTTATAAAATTAAAGTTTTCGTAGGTAGTTTTCAAACAATTTAAGTGCAACTTCTTCTAATTGTTTAGGAGAAGCCGCCTTGATTTGTTTCTTGGAGTTATCAAAGTCTACTTCAACAAAGTGTCCTTCAACAAACATCCATTCTTTGTTTTCCATAATGCCATTGACGAATGCGCCAGGTGCGGATGGATCGGCAACAATGTCAGCCGCTGTTGCAAGTTTTAGGTCGTCCTGAACGAGGTTATATCCCTCTCTAGTTTGAATGACAGAACCCATGGCTCTGGACGACACACCTACTTGAATATCATTTTCAATAAAGTTCTTCACGATTTGGCCATAAGGCGTTTCGAGAATCAAAGCTTTACCATAAAATGTGTTTCCGTCTTCAACGAGGGAAACAATCTTGTGCGATACCCGTTCTAAGTTAATAGATGGTGTATCTGGATGCCCTAGTTCTCCTAGAGCACGATTTGTTTTGATGTATTCATCTGAGTAACGTCTAACTTCTTCTCTCAGAGTACCCATCTTATACATGCGGTTGTTCTTGTTGACTTTATCACCAACTAAGAATGTGCCTTCAATGTACAGGTGCTTCTTACCATTCTCAGAAGCTTCTGCTAAGTACTTAACGCTTTCAATTGTTTCGGTAATTAGTTTCATGGTATTGATTGTCCTGTATAAACGTCTACGTTGTATGTTGAATTCTTAGATACTTCTAATACAATTGTACCACCAGTAACAATAGTTACCACCACGTTTGATGTATTGGTGTTTGAAATTGCATATGCAAAGTCATCAAAGCGCATTTCTCCAGCATTGTGTAATGCAAGTATTGAAGTATTTGCAGCTCTAGTTACAGTAATATGACCATTACTAGACCAAGTTACTCTCTTAATATCAGCAGATTTTACAACTTCATTAGTTGGGTTTTTTCTTAAATCTACAAGATTTATTGGGTATGTTCCAGGATCAACGCATCTAATGATGGATGTTCCTCTTAAAGTGTTAATAATTTCATATGGCATGTTATTTTATTCCCATTGATGAGCGTCTACGCATTGACATTTTTCTTTTTAGTAATGATCGGCGCAATTTAGATTTTCTTGTTGTTTTCCATGAACGCTTTAACATTCTTGCTTTATGTATGCGAGCTGTTGCAGTAATACGTTTAACACTATTACCTGATATTCTATAACCTTTAATACCAGAACGTCTAACATTTCGTTGAACAATTATTCTGCCTTTTTTATTTCTTCTAATTCTACGGCGAATCTTTTGAATTCGTCCCATCTTAACAATGTTTGAACTTGCTTCATCCAGTTCCACTTCTTCAAAGATATCAGCTACAAGATATCGTTTTGCTTCAGAGAGTCTTTGAGCAACAAGTTCATTCATACGAGCAAAGATTATATCTTTTGCTTCACCCAACTGTCTATGTATAATAGAATCCAACACGCTCATTTTACGTGCCTAAAAGCAAAGTCTGAAGCTTGTTTAAAATGGTCTTTTGATTTATCGACCATGTTAGCATACTTCTTTTTGTTGTCTTCGTTTAAGTTACCATATATCTTAGTGATGGCAGAAGCAGTAGAGTGATCAACCTTCATGCTTGTACCATCAGCAAACTGTACCGATTCTTGTTGTCTAGTTTTTACAATATTGTGTAGAGTATCAATTACTGCTTCTTGTATCTGTACTTCTTCTGCCTGAACGGCAGAATCTATTTTTGGTCCATAAGGTACCGAGAAATATTTATCTAGTGTGTTATTATAATACAAAGCTATTCTTGTATTATCTGGAAACATACGAATAGATTTGCGTTTTAAAACAAGAACATTTGGCGGGTCTTTAGGAGTATCAACGCTCTCGGTCTGTATAGTATCTTCTTTTACATCAGAATTAAATACAATCCTGTGAGCTCTTACTTTACGTCCACTAGGTCCAATTTTAAAATCTGCCGTATCAACTACATCAGGTGCTTCATTCAAATCTTCTTTGACTGCTCGGCGAGCCTGCTGATTAATCTGTTTGTTATTAGAAATTAAGTTTACCATTTTAGTGAAAAGATTTTGAATAATCATCTTGTCAGCATTGT